CGTCGTCCAGGTCGCGGAGTACCAGTCCAATCTCCCGCTGACCTATCAGTTCGCCTGGGTTCTGGCGCATTTGTGCGGAGCGTATCGCGACCATGTGTGCAATCTGGAAGTGACCGGCGTCGGCAGCGCGGTGATGCCGGAAATCCGCAATCTGCGCCAGCTCGCGGACCAGGGGCTGATGATGTCGGTCCCCGGCTTCGAGGACCCCATCAAGGCGCTGATCGGCGCGGTGCGCTGGTTTCTCTACAAGCGGGCCGACACCATGTCGGGCGCCGGAAACGTCGTGAACTGGAAGACGAACCACGATAACAAGGCCATGATCTACAGCGCCTTGCGCGACTCTCTGATGCTGCGGCGGATCGAGATTCGCAGTGTCCGGTTGATGCGCCAGATGCAGGGCATCATCGAGGATAACGGGTACATCGGCGCCGGCCAGGATTCGGCCGAGAACGACGACCTGGTGTCGGCGCTCGTCTTGTCGCACTGGAGCTGGGTCGAGTGGCGGCGGGCGCCGCTGGTGGCGCGCGGCTACACCTGGGACGCGGTGCAGGGCGAGCGGCCGCCGCAGGACGCGCGCAACGTCTTGAGCCAAGCGTATTCGGAATTTTGGCAAACGCTCAACCGGCGCCGGCGGGTCGGCGCGCAGCTGTTCTGAGGGGGCCATGATCCTGCGGACCTACATGTGCGGCGATTGCGGCTACCGGCTTGAGGCCGAGCTGCGCAGCGACCAGTGGAACATCGAGCCGCCCCTATGCCCGCAATGCGCCGCGCACGACATGGGCCAGGAGTTCAAGCCGCCGGCCATCGTCGGCTCGAACATCGCCAAGGCGACGGACCTGGCGCACACGATTGCGGCCGAGGACTACCACGTTGCCGATCTGCAATCGCCCAGCCGCTCGGGCCGCGAGGTCCGCTACAAGGATCAGTCGGCCGAGGCGATCCCGGCGTCGAGCTGGGCGGCGGCCGGCGCGCAGCTGCAGCAGGCCGTCGCGATTGGCCGCGAGACGCGCCTGCGTCACGGGAACGGGCTGGACATCCTGCAGGGGGCGTTGAAATCGGGCGCGCAGCGCGATCTGATCGAGGATTCGAAGCGGCGCAGCATGAAGGTTTGGTGATGCTTCCGATCCCGCAGAACCCGACACGCGCGGCCGAGGTCTGCCGCGAGCTGGTGGACGAGTGCATGGCGAGCGCCGACGAGCGCGGAATGCTCTACGAGCGCGCCGGGCAATACTATTTCCAGGGCACGGCCGACAACCGCGCGGCGATCCACAACAAGGTCGGCAAGTTTATCGACCGCCTGGCCGGCTACTACTTCCAGCCGCAGGGCGTGCGCTTCAATTTGCTGTGGGACTCGAACGAGCCGGCCGACGTTCTCGAACGCGGCCGCGCCTTGGGCCAAATGCTCTCGGCCGACTACCGCTCGACCGACACGGACCTACGGTTTTCCGATTGCGTGACCTGGGGATTGGTCTGCGGCAATTCGTTCCTGAAGCACCTCCCCGATGGCGAATCTTTCCGCGCCTCCTTCGTCCACCCGCAGAACATGGGCGTGTTTTCGGAAAGCCTGAACAGCATCGACGAGCAGGAATGCTTCTGCCACATCAGCTACCCGACAGTGACACGCCTGCGCTGGCAGCTGCAGGCGGCCGGCAACCCGCGCGCGAGGGCGATTGTCGACCAGATTCTTGAGGCCCGGTCGAGCGAGCGCGGCAACGAGGACACGCCCAACTACTTCCGCCAAATGGTGATCGGCGGGATGCAGCCGCTAGGCGACGGCGGCGGCACCGCGCCGCAGGCCGGCGGCATCGTCAACGTCTTCCCGCTGCCGGCGCCGTGGCGGCCGCAGCGCAGGCGGATCAGCCAAACCGTGATGCATTGCGAGCTGTGGATCAAAACCGAGCACGATTGGCGCACGATCCAGCTGGTGTACCCCGACATCATCCTGGAGGGCGTCGACCAGGTGAAGAACTTGAGCGGCGTGCCGGGGCATCACCCGTTCACCAAGGTCGAGCCGAACCTCGTGCCGGGCTACTTCTGGGGCCGCTCCGCGGTTGCCGACGTCCAGATGCTGCAGGATGTGGTCAGCAAGCGGCTGCGCGACATCAAAGTCATGTGGGACCGCAATGCTGCCGCGCCTTACTCGTTCGCCGGCTTTAATTCGATTACTGAAGAGCAATACTACAAACTTATTTCCGAGGGCGGGTTCATTTCGGACCCTAACCCAAATGCTAAAGCTTCTAAGCTCACAGAACCCCCGCCACCTGGCTACTTGGAGGAACTTGAGTTCCTGTGGAAGCTCTTTGACGAGGCGGGCGGGTTCTCGCCGATCATGACCGGGCAGGGGGAGCCGAGCGTGCGAGCCGGCGTTCACGCGCAGACTCTGGTGCGAACCTCGTCGCCCGCACTGATCGACCCCGCCACGCGCATCGAGCGCCAGCTCGCGGATAGTGGATACCTCGCGGTGCGCATCCTGGCAAACAACGACCCGCGCCTCTACACCACGGAGAACGGACTGCAGTTCTACGTTGCCCGTTTCCTGCAGGACTACGACAACTTTCAGGTCGAGGTGGATAGCCACTCGGCATCGCCCGCCTTTGCCGAGGACAACCGCCAGGTGTTGATGGCGCTGGCGCAGGCGCAGGCCATCGGCGCCGAGGACTTGATCGAAGGCTTGAACCCGGCGAACGCGCCGATCCTCTTGGCGCACCTGAAGGAACGCAAGGCTGCGCAGGCGAAAGCGCAGGCGGCCGAGAAGCAGGACATGATCGCCCACGGCATCAACCCGGAGCTGCCGGCGGGCCGCAGGCGGCGCTAGACATCAACTAATATGTCGGATTAGCCTGCGCCCGCTAAATCTAGCGCGGGGCGCTTACCAGTGGCGGCCATGATGGACGCGGCTGGGCCGGGTGGAGGCCCGCCGGACGCTGCACAGCAGCAAGGTCAACCAGGCGGCGGTCTAGGACCGATCCTCGCGGCCCTCGTGCGCGGGCGTGGGGGCGCGCAGGCGACCAACCCCGGCGCGGGCGCGCAGGCGGCGGCACTGCAGCAGGTGAAAATGGCGCTGGAGATGCTGCAGGGCGCGCTGCCGCAGCTCGACATGGGGACCGATGTGCACCGCGATGTGGCGCAAGTCGTCGTCCGCCTGTCGCGGCACTTGCCGAGCGGCATTCCCTCGCCGCAGGCACAGCAGCTCTCGATGCAGGACATGATGCGCAACACCCAGCGCAACGGGATGCTGCAGCGCATCATGGCGAGCCAAGGCCAAGGCGGCGGCGGTCAGCCGCAGCCGTCGACACCATACCCAGGAGCATAACGTGGCCCAGAACCGCAGCTACGACCCGCCCATTTCGTCGCCTCCCGACGTGCCGCCGCGCACCATCCGGCAGGTCGACACGCAATCGGAAACCTCCGAGTGGGGCGCGATCCCGCGCGTCGTGCCGCGCCTTGCCGGCGGCATCCCCTTGCAGCCCTCGATTGTCGGCCGTAGCGACGGGCCGACCCGCTGATGGCCGAGCCGGTGGGCGACCAGCTGCCGGCGCGTGAGGGAGCGAACGGCGCCGGTTCGCTCGACCAGCTCAACGACGCCAAGCGCCTCGCCTGGGAGCACGCCGCCAACGCGGTGCGCTATCTCGCCAGCGTCTTGAACGACGGCGACAGCGACATCGACCAGCGCATCCTGGCGGCCGGCGAGCTGCTCAACTTCGCTGTCAAAGGCCCCTACTGATGGCGCGCGACTGCGCCCAGGACGCCAAGGCCGCCGTCGTCGCGCATGAGCGCAACATGCACCGTGGCAAGCGGCCGACCTTCCGCGCTCCCCGCAGCCGCAGACGAGGACGACGCTGATGCCAGTGACACTAACCGACGAGCAGGCCGCCGAGCTGCGCACGCGGCTCAGCCAGGCCGAGACAAACCGCCAGATCGCCGAGGCCGCCTCCAAACTGTGGAACGATCCCGAGCGCGGCAACCGGGCGAAAGCTCTCTGGAAGGAACAATTCCCCGATTCCGACCTGGCCGAATACGACGTCGAGCAGCGCATCAACCAGCGGCTCGACCGCGAGGCGCAGGAGCGCCGGGACGCCGAGAAGGCGGCGCGCGAGAGGGAGCAGGACGAGCAGCTGGCGCGCAACCGCCGCGAAACGCAGGAGCGTTACAAGGCGACCGACGACGCCATGACGCGGCTCGAAAAGATGATGATCGAGAAGAACGTCGGTGATTACGAGGTCGCGGCGCAGCACTTTTTCAGCCGCGAGCCGCAGCCGAGCGACGACGCCGGCTTTGACTCGCAGTTCTGGCATCACGACCGCAGCGACTTGTTCAAGGAAATCACCGCCGACCCCGAGGAGTGGGGGCGGAAGGAAATACTCAAGACGATCCGCGAAGGCGAGCGTCGAGAGCAAGGGGGATGGAGATAAGCGATGCCTCAACTTGGCGCGGGCATAATCCCGAATGGGCCGATAGGCTTTGAACTTGAGGCAACGGTGCGCAGAGTCTTTGCGCAAATGGTCGTTGTTCTCATCTATAAGCAAAACCCGTTGCTTGCTCTGCTACTGCGTAATGCGATTAGAGCTAGTGGCGGCGTTTCACCTTATACGCAGCCGGTACAGACCGGGCGTTATGTTAATTCTAGCTGGATCGGCCCTGCTGGTAACTTTGATATTCCGCCAGATGTGGCCGCGACAGTGAACGCAGAATTTAACATGTGCGCGCTGGCGACGCCGGTCACATCGTTCGGCCTGGAGCAGCTGGTGACGCAGGACGCCATCGCAGTGACCAGCCGGCTGATGTTGAAACTCAACGACATGAAGAACAGCGCGCTCGATGCCTTGTGTCGCTCGCTGTTCACCTCGTCCGGCGCGAACCCGCTGCAGATGTTCGGCCTCAACGACGCCTATGGCACGGCCGCAGCGGTGCCGATCTACGGGGGCCTCTCCCGCGTCACCTATCCCGCGTGGGCGGGGCTGGGCCTGACGGGCGGCGCCGGCTCGCTCACACGCGCGGGGATGCTGCGCCTCATCCTGCAGTCCGTCTCGAATGCCGGCGGTGAAGCGATAGACTTCATCGTCATGAACATCCAAGATTGGACGCAGCTGATGACCGATTTTTTGGCATTAGAGCGTTACAACAATGATCCGTCTAGCCGGTGGGGAAAGGAAGACCCGGTAAACAGTGGTTTCCGGGGGCTTCTGCTGGGGGACACGCCAGTATTTTTCGACCTCCAGTGCCCTCAGGGCACTGCGTATTTCTTCAACTCGCGTTACATCACTTTAGTCGTTCACGAAGACGCAAATTTCGCCTGGACGGGATGGTACTCGACGATCCCGCAGGGCCAGATCGCCAGCGTCGGATTGAGCCTCACCGCGTTGAACTTGGTCTGCAGCAAGCCCTCCACGGGCGCGATTGTCACCGGCCTCGCGAACTAGGAGAAAGCCATGTCGGGCATTGTCTTCGCACCCGGTTCGCTAACCGAGGGCAAATACTCTCCGGTCGTAAACCTGACCGCCGGCCAGCTGATCCCGCCGGGGACTTGGTACATCGCGGGCGCCTATACGCTGACCGTTCCCAACGCGCCGCCCGCCACCGGGACCGCGACCCTTTCCTATGCGGCCGGCTATGTCGAATCGGACGGCACCAACGCGACGATCACGGCGGCCGGCACCGCGACGAAGCAGGGCGCAGGCAATCCCGGCCAATGGCCGTGGCTGCCGCCGTGGCCGCTCCCCGGTCATGGATGAGCTGATGTGCTCGCGACCTACCTGGCCGAGACGCGCAACCATCTGAACGATGCGAACGGGCAGTTTTTCAGCGGCCCCGTACTGACCACCTACGTCAACCGCGCGAGGCGCCGGATCGCCAACGCCAGCGGCTGCTGCCGCGTGTTGATCCACGCCAAGACCCAGCCAAACCAGGAATCCTATAACTTCAACGATTGGTCCGCCTTGGCGCAGGAGCATCCGGGCATCCGCGAAATCCTCGCGGTGCGCAGCCTTGCGATTGCGCTCTCGGGCGGCGCGGGCGCGTGGAAACCCATGTGGAACCGGCTCGTCTGGTCGGATTTCAACGCGCGTTTTCGGATTTGGAACCACGCCTGGGTAGGTCAGGTCTCATTCCCCGGCTTTTATGCGCAGTACGGCTTTGGGACCAATGGCTCGATCTTCCTCGCGCCGATCCCCTCCGCGGTGCAGCCGATGGAGATGGATTGCAGCTGCACGGTGTGGCCGCTTGAGAATGACGACGACCCCGAGCCGATCCCTGACCCGTGGGTCGACGCGGTGTCGTTCTACTCGGCCTGGCTGTGCCTGGTGCAGCAGCAGCGCCGCGAGGACGCGGTTGCCATGCTGCAGCTGTTCCAGACCGAGCTGCCGTTCTGCGCCAGCGTGGTCGCGCCGCAAATGATTCAGTCGCCGTATGGCGCGGCCAACCGGGCCGTATGATCGGCGTCGGCGATCCGCCTGGCACGCAGTGGCTGCAGGCCTATTACCGCTGGCGGCCCGACAACCCCTCGGACATGTTCACACCGCAGGAGAACCTTGAGCGCAACAAGTCTTTTGCCAAGCCGGGGCCGTACATCACCCCGCTGACCCAGGAGGAACAGCCGCGGTTCGACGAGTGGCTCAAGACAGGGCAGCAGGGCGGCCCGGTCAACTGGAACACGGAAGACCTGAGCTACGACATGCCGGGCTTCTGGAAGGCGATGCAGTCGGGCGACCCCGAGGCCAAGAGCACTGTGGTTTCCCAAGACCAGAACCGCGTGCATTACCCCGACAAGTGGAAGACGCCTTACGAGGCGACCTTCAGCCGTGGCAGCATGTACGCGCTGCCGCACGCGCCCGAGTGGAAGCAGGTGGGCAAGGATCACTGGCAGTACCGGCTCGGCTCGCACGTCATCTTTGACGACAACGAGCGCCGCTGGCGTGGAATGCCGAATGCCGATCCAAAGCAGTAACCCGACCGAGAAGCTGGAGCTGGTCTACTGGCAGAAGGGCGGGCTGAACCAGTCCACCGAGCGGTCGACCATCGACGACAGCGATCTGTGGTGGCTCGAAAACTACTTCCCCGTCGCGACCGGCGAGCTGCGCAGCGCCTGGGGGCCGTCCGCGCCGATCTACACCGCGCCGGCCGGGACGACGATCCTGCGAATGTTCAACTCGAACATCTCAGGGCCGCCGCTCGGGTTCGCGTTCCTCTCGAACGGCCATGTCCAGCAGTTCCTGTTGAATGCCCCCTACACCGTCACCGACCTCGGCGCGGTCTGGCAACCCGTCGCGCCGCACTATTACGCGGCGCTGAAATTGTGGCGGCCGACCTTTGTCGGGGCGACGGCCGGCGAGTCGGGCGGCCTGCTCATCGGCAGTCCCCAGGGCTTGTATGCGTGGGACGGCGCGACGCTCACCTCGCCCGGCCAGGCGCCGCCGCTGTGGCTGACCGACGGCGCGACGACCGACGCCAGCGGCAACCCGCTGGTCATGCCCTCGGGCCTCCCCGGCATCTTCAGCCTCGAGGTCTACAATCAACGATTATGGGTACTTGGACAGACGGTGATGTCGTTCTCGGCGCCGTCGAACGGTGCGGACTTCTCGGCGGCCGGCGGCGGCGGATCGTTCGGCTGGTTTGGCGACCAGCTGACGGTCAGCTGGACCGATCTGCAGGCGACGGCCGGGTTCCTCTATGTGTTCGGCGACTCGAACACCTCGTGGATCAGCAACATCCAGCTCGTCGGCTCGGCCTCGCCGACAACCAGCCCCTCGATCACCAACCCGTTCACGACGCAGTTCCAGTTCAGCAATTACAATCCCCAAGTCGGGCAGGCCGCGTTCCGTCCCACGGGCGAGTGGCTGCAGGCGGTCACGACGGTCAACATGCTCGGCACGTACCTCATCGACGGCTCGGGCCAGGCGACCTGGCTTTCGGAGAAGATCGCCAAGCTGTGGGACACGCTCGACTACCGGCCGTTCGAGCCGACGCAGACGCCGGCCCACATCTTCGGCCAGCGGTGGCTCCTGACTTGCGGGACGTTCACCGACCCGTTCGGCGTCACGCGCTCGCTCTTGGTGTGCTGGAACGGGCAGATATGGACCGTCGCCACGCAGGGCTACGCGCTGACGCAAGTCGATAGTTACGAGCAGGGGGGCGTGATCCACGCCTACGGCACGGACGGCACGGTCATCGTGCAGCTGTTCGCGCAGCCCGACACGAGCTTGGTGAAGCGGCTCGCAACAAAGGCGTACAGCGGCAAGTCGCCGCTGTGGATCAAGGACTTCAAGCGGCTTTTCGTGCAACTGACCGACCTCGCCGGCCAGGCCGAGGGCTCGTTCCTCACGGGCGAGTTTTCGACGCTCGGCGGCGGCGTGCCCAATGGGTCGGAGCAGGTTTCTTTCGAGGTCAAACCGAACCAGACCGACATGGTGGGGCATGGAATCGCCGGTGCGGGACTCTTCGGCTGGCTCGATCTTGTCGGGCAATCCCCGGATTACGTCATTTCGCGCATTCTGATAGGCTACGACGACCGGACGGAATACGGCGCATAGGAGGCTTCAGTGGCAAGGGTGAGAGCACTGAGGGTTCGCGGCCCTCGTCAGCGGATGCCCCATTACGGGATCGGTGTTCGCTTTCCCCGTCCACCTCACTTTCGCGGTTTGCGCGGCGGCGGGTCCACCCGTCGCGGGCGCAGGCGTTAGATGGCATTCCGCAGCCCGCTGGAGGGCGGCAGAACCGGCCCCGTGAGGGGAAACTCTAGAGAGGGAGGCAGACACATGGCACGTCGTCGTCATCGCGGCCGGCGCGGTCGCAGGCGCTAAATGGCTAAAAGACTCAAGCAGACTCGGCGGGCGAAGCGCATTCGCGCCCGTAAGGCGCGGAGGCACCGGTAATGGCCCGGCGCCATCGCGGCCGGCGGATGGTTCTCGTCCCGGCAAGCCGCAAGGCGATGAGGGCACGACGGCGCCGCCGCTAAGCCTCGTCGCACCGCAGCCGACAGAGCGCGACATCCACGTTGCGGTGCGCGACTTGCTCAACCTGTGTCTGGCGCCGCCGGCCGTGTGGGCACCCTACCCGGCCGGCGTCACCACATTGTCGGCGCAGCAATTCGCGCAATACTCGCGGTTCGGCCTCAAGCGCGGGATGCCCGACATCATGCTGTTCTTCGGCAAGGTCTGGGGCATCGAATTAAAGCGCAGAGGCGGGCGCCTTACGAAAACACGCGTTGTCCACACCCGGCGCGGCACACCGCGCGAGCTGATCGGCCAGGCCGAGATGCACCAGCAGCTGCTCGCCTCCGACGCTTGGGGCGGGATCGAGGTGGCCTACAGCGTCGATGACGTTTGCGCGCTCTTGGACTTCTGGAAGATTCCACGGCTAGGAGGTCACGCATGGCTCGCCGCTCTACACCCGCGCAACGCCGCGCCGCTCGCCGCAACCTTCGGAAAGCGCGCAGGCGGCGGTGACCTTTCTGCCGGGCGAAAACTGGAATCGAATTGAGCCTGTTGAGGTTCGGCTCGAAAAGTATTCGATGCCAGAGCCGAACTCAGGTTGCTATCTCTGGATGGCCGCCCTGAGCACAGACGGATATGCCCAGCTTTGGGCGAACGGTCGATTGCGCAATGCTCACATCCTCGCCTACGAGTTCGCCAAAGGGCCAGTTCCTGACGGGATGCTGATCGATCATGTCTGCCGTATTCGATCCTGCGTAAATCCCGATCATCTCGAAGCCGTCACCCAAAGTACAAACATCCTGCGCGGTGCTCTTCCTGCGATGACGCGGAGCAGGATCGACTTCAATGCTCCATGCCCGCACGGTCATACTGATGTGCGATGGGTTGCGCGAGGCAACGGCAAGCTGCAGAAGGAGTGTCGCACCTGCAGGGCCGCTCGCAAGCGACGGAGGAGACATGCCCAACAGGAATAGATCATGGCCCTACAGAACGGGACAGGCGGAATCGCCGCCGAGCTTCACAGTCTCACCAGACGGTCTTTTGGTCAGCAGTCGGAGTCTCGCTGGCCCGCTTCGCCTCGGAACCGAGCCCCGCGTCGGGCCACGCGGCAACGCGAACGACGGCGGTGCGTACCTCGACAGCGATCTCGGCGTCGATAGGATAAGCCCTCGCGGCTTTGATCCGATGGGCACCAGCGACACGCGGGCGCCGCCGCAAGAGGCGTCGGAGCTGATCTCCCGTGCCGGTCGCAGGCGGCGTTAGCCCGCGCACCCTCGCCGCCGGTCAGGCGCCGGTAGTCAATCCCGACCTCCTGTCGAGCGCGACGACGCTGCAGCAGTCCGGGGGCGGCGGGTTCACCAAGCTGGTCGACGCCTTCCAGACGCTCGACCAGGCGCTCAACATCGCCACCCTGCAGGCGGCGAGCGCCGGTCAGACGGCCGACATCGCCACGCTGCAGAGCCAAGTCGCCACGCTGCAGTCTCAGGTGACCTCGATCAACGGGCAGATCGGCGTCATCAATACCCGGCTGGATCAAATCTCCACCGCTCTTCTCAACCTGACCTCGCAGCTCGGCGGGTGGTCGTTCAGCAACGTGGTGGGGGCGCCGCCCGCCGGGCCGGTCACGGGCTCGCTGCCGGCGGCCAACGGCGGCACGCAGTATCAGCTGCCGCTCTACGCGTGATCCGCGACATCACGCCGGACGACATTCCGTGGGTGATGAGCCTAGGCGGCCGGCGCTATCCCGCCGGCTACGACCCCGGCGGCGCGCTGCAGGCGCTGGTGGCCGCGATGCGGATCAAGAGCGCTATCGCGTGGCGCACCGACCACGCTTTCCTTGTCGCCAACATCGTCAACACGCTGTGGTATCCCCAGCGGCCCCAGTGCGAGGTCTTGGCGATCTGCGTCGAGGAGGCGCATCATTGGGATGCGGTTTGCCTCCTGCGCGCGAGTGCGAAGTGGGCGCGCGAGCAGGGTTGCGCGCGCTGGATCGTGGCCTCGGACACCAAGCACAGCATCGAGGCGATGGCGAAGCGGATCGGCGCGGAGCCGATGCCGCGCTGGGGGATAAACCTGAGGGAGCCGGCGAAATGAGCATCTTCGGCGGCACAAGCGTGTCCGGGGCGGAATCGAACCTTTCCGGCATCGAATCGATGCTGGAGCAGCTGGTGCCGCAATTCAAAGACTTGTCGAGCCAGGCAGCGGCGCTGGCGCCGATCATCTTCGGCCAAGGGCAAAATGACATCTACCCGTCAGCCATCGACCAATACGTTGCGGGCGCACACGGGGAGATCACGCCGGCGCAGCAGGCGGCGGTCGATGAAACCAAGCAGCAGATGGATTTGAGTACGACCGGCACCTACGCGAACCTGGGCCTGGGCGACAGCACGATGAAAACCCAGGACTTGAACGCCAATAAGCAGCGCAGCCTGGCACAGACCGAGGGCTTCGCGTTTCAGGACGAGTCGGCGGGCCTCGATGCGTTGAAGACGGCGCTCGGGTTCGAGCAGGGCGGCGTCGGCGCGCTCGGCACGGCAGGGCAAATCCTCTCGGGCGCGACCGGCGCGCTCAGCGGCGCGGGAAACGTCGCGGGCAGCATTGGCAACCTCGCGTCCAACCAGCAGCAGCAGCAGCTCAGCGCGCTCAGTAGCCTGGGCAGCTCAATCGGCGGCAAGGGCGGGGCCGGCTCCTCGACGTCGCTGTTCTGATGGCCGACGACCAGCCCGCCAACTGGAACCCGTGGAACCCGTGGACATGGGTGCCGATGCCCGGCGACGAGCCGGTTGCCGACACGGCCTGGCCGCCCGACCCGCGCTGGCCGCAATCGCGCGGCATCTACATGAACCCCGGCGAGCGGCGTTATCGCGGCGTCTTCGGCGGCACCGCGCCGGGCGGCCCGCCGCCGCCGGGGGCGGATACCGGCGCGATGTCGCGGAACGAGGTCATGCTCGGCAACCAGAGCGTCATGCCCTATGGCGGCTATGCCGGCGATCAGCTGATCTATCCGGCGCGGGCGCAGGAGCACGAGCAGACCATCATCGACATGCAGCGCCTCCTGGGCGCGCTCGATCCGATGGTCAGGGTCGAGGGCGGCCCGCAGGAGTACGGCGTCAATGCCCCCGCCCACCAGCCGCTGCCGCAGATTTTCGATTCCGTGCCGTGGGCGGGGCCACAAAAGAAGCAATCCTCGACGCCTGTCACACCGCAGGAACTGATGTCGCTGTTGGGCGCGGATGACGACACGACACTGGGCGAGCTGCTCGGTGGCAAGAGCGGCCGCAACTCGGGAGGCGAGTGATGGGCGGCTACGATTACGACTACACACCCGGCGACTACCGCTATCCGCCGCAGGGACCGGGCGCACCGACGCCGCTCGTACCGTACCGCAACGTCTCGCCGGGGGCGGCCTCGGCGCCCAACTACTTCGACACCTCGAACACGCCCGGCAGTCCGCCGCGCCACTCGCCGCGCGACTACCAGGCCGCGGCGGTCCCGCCGCCGGAAGATCATCCGTACACAGCGCCGGGCGATACGCGGCCCCCTCCGGCCCCATCCACCGGCGGCTTCAGCCCGACGCCGTGGTATCGCCGGCAACCGCCGCCGGCCGAGCCGCTGCCGGCGATTGCCGATTGGGACCATGAGAAAGAGCACCCCGACCATCTCTTGCCGCACATCCGGCCAGCGAACTACCCGCTCCCCAACCGCCCGCCGGACGGCTACAGCCAAGGCCGCCCGACCTACAACCTTCGCCCCGGCGAGCAGGGCTTCGGCCAAGGCACCTCGACCCTCGCCGGCATCGTCGCCAGGATCGAATCGAACTACGGCCAGGCGAACGCGCTGCAGCCGGCCTCGATGGCCGACAAGACATTCGGGCAGTACCGGGGATTTGTCGCGCAGTACGGGATCGGTCCTGCCGGCGTCGACAACTTCGCCCGCGCGATCCTCGCCAACAACCCGAACGCCACGCTGGGCGACTTCTATTCGAGCTATGTCCTAGGCACCGGCAACCCGGCGCACACTTGGAGCGTCGACCAGCTGCGCCAGCTCTACCCGCAGGCTTACGCCAACCTCGTGCGCAACGGCGGCAACCTGTCGACCCCGTTGGCCTCGCTCGTCGGCGGCACCGTCGCCGGCCCCCGGCAGCAATACATCTGGCCGACGCAGCGCCCGCCGAGCCAGTGGGGAACGCGCAGCGAGCCGGATTGGACGCCGGGGCGGATGCCGGCCGCGCACGATGTCGGCGGGATCATGGCGGGAATGCTTCCCGGCCTCCTTCTCGCCGGCCTTGGTTTCCTCGGCGGCGGCGGCCTCGGGATGATCACGGCTTATGCCGGCTACCAGAACGCGCGCAACAAGAACCAGCTGCAGCAGGCCAAGGATCAGAAAACCTATTGGCAGGACGCGCTCAACGAGAACGTCAGCCGGCTCGAACTCGAAAGTGTCGGCCTGCGCGGCATCTTCGGCCAGTACGGCGCGCAGGGCATGAACAGCGAGGGCGCGAGAGAGCAGCTCTTGGAGTTGGCGACCAAGTTCCAGGATCAGCAGCTCCTCAACGCGGTGCAGTCGGGCGACATGCGCCAGGTGCAGGCCGTCGCCGCCGAGCGCGACATGATGTTCCAGAACCTCGACAAGACGAGGGCGTCATCGACCAAGGCCGACGAGAAGGAAGCCGAGAAGGAAGCCGAGAACCGACGCAACGCGGCGGCCTGGGGCGGCGGCGTCAGCGCGCCGACCGAGGGAGCGCCGGCAGGCGCGGCGCCGGTCGCTGCGGCCCCGGTTGACCCCTTCACCCAATGGGAACGTCAAGGTGTGGGAATGGGCGGCGGCGCCGCCGCGCCGGCAGCTCCTGAAGGACCGGGTACAGGAGCGGGCGGCGGGCCGACCGCGCCGGTACGCGAGCCGCAGCCGCCGGGCCGGCCGGGCACCGCAGCGCCCGAGGGACCGAACGACGGCCAGCCGCAGCCGGTCCCCGGCCAGCCGCAGCAAGTGCCGGTCACCGGCATCAACGCCGGAAGCCCAATCGACACGGTGGCCGCCGCCTTCGAGATGGGCGACACCGACATCTCGGGCATCCCCAAGGATCAGCAGAACGCGATCCGCCTGCGCGCGGCGCAGATGGAGCAGCAGCTGAACCAGATCCCCGGCTCGGTCCAGGGCCGCGACGCGATCTTGAACGCGGTGCGCCGGGTTCACCCGCAGATGGCCGACGCGCTCGACAACCTCCTCTCCTACCGCATGGGCGTCCCCAGCGCGGGCGCAACCTCGGGCGGCCTCGGCGGCCGGATGACACCGTTCTGGCAGCGCATGGGAACCCTCGCCGGCCAGGCCGACCCCAGCTGGAACCCGGAGATGTTCCACACCTACGCCAGGATGCGCGACGACTTCGCCGGTCAGGGCAAGTATGCGCAATCCTTCGGCCGCTCGAACCGGCTGATGGCGGCGATCTCGGCGGTCCTGCAGGCGACCAACAATCTGCCGCAGGACGATCCCGAGGAGAGTCGGCTCGCGGCGGCGGTGAAGCAGATCATCACCACCGGCGTCACCGGCGACCCGGAATATGCCGCGCTCGGCTCGGCCTGGCGCAACTTCGCGCTGGAATCGACGGCGGTCAGCCAGGGCGGCGTTCCGCCCGTCACCACGGCGAAGGCGCTGATGGACCTCGTGCCGCTGGCCTCGACCAAGCGGCAGATCCGCGCCGCCGTGCAGGCCGACGTCCAGGCGGCCATCGGCACCATCGACACCGGCCTGCAGACCTGGGCGCAGCTGCCCGAGAACCAGGGCCCGACGAAGAAGCTGCCGCCCGGCTACATTCAGCAGGCTTACGACGGCCTCAACATCGTCGCCGGGACGCTTGATCCGCCGACCGGCAACATGAGCAACACTTACATCGACCAGCAGGGCCAGCAGCGCACCGTGCCCATGCCGCCGCTCCTGCAGCGCGCGCTCCCGACCGCGCGAGCTGCGCCGACCAGTACCGGCGGCGGGAACCTGCCCAAGGTGGGGCCGAATAACGAGGGCTACGACGATATACCGAAGGGCGGTCGCTACATCGGGCCTGACGGCAACACCTACACCAAAGGCGGCGGCTGATGGCTTGGGCGCCCCCTGCAGGCGACACACAGTGGACGCCCCCTGCGGGCGATAAACGGGCAGACGCCGAAGCGCCGACCAACGACCCGCAGGGGCGGCCGACCCCGTCGCTGTCGCCGGGCGAGGCGTGGCAGCTGGTCAAGGGCTTGGGCCAGGGCGTCATCGGCATTCCCGAGGCGATCTACCAGTACGCGGGCGGGACCATCCCCGAGCCGCTGCAGAAGTACCAGAGCGATGTCGAGAGCGGCTGGCCGGGGGAGGCTGGCGAGCTTATCGGCAATATTGCCAGCTTTGTCGGCGGCGGCGCGCTCGGCGATGTGCTGGGGCTGGGCGCGCGGTTGCCGGCGGTGCTGCAGCCGGCGCGCACGTTCCTGCGGCGGCCGATCCCCTCCTCGATTGTGCAAAGCCAGATCGCGCAGCCGGTCCAGGGCGACGACTTCTGGACCCAGAAGGGAGAAAGCGCGCTCATCAGCGCCGGCTTGACCAAGGCGCTCGGCATTCCGCGCGCGCTGCGCCAGGCGGCGCACAACATCGCCAACCGCACCAACACCGGCATCACCCAGGCGAACG